CCACGTTCACCGCGACGAACTCGTCTGTGGCTTACACCACGGCGAACCTCGCGACGATGAATGTTGCGTTGGACGTCGAGCTCGCCATCGACCGCCTGCTCGGTCTCGGTGAGTCCCGCGACAACCTGCGCGTTGTCATGAGCAACCAGGTCTGGCTGCGCATCAAGGCCTCGACGCTGTTCCAGAACCGCCTGCGCGGTGCTGGCATCAGCAACGACACGTTCCTGAACTCTTCCGAGCAGGCCGCTGCTGAGGTGTTCGGCGTGCGCGAGGTCATCATCGGTCGCGCCAGCTACGACACCGCGCCCGAAGGCGTGGCGTACAGCGGCGCTCAGGTGTGGAATAACACCTTCATCTGGGTCGGCTCGGTCAGCGAGTCGGGCGGTGGTTACTTCGGCGGTGGCGCCGGGTTCACCCTCGCTTGGAGCGAGTACGGTCCGGTGACGGGCGTGTTCACCTACCGCGACGAGGCGATCAAGTCGAACATCCTGCGCGCGTCGCAGCATGTTACCGAGAAGATCGTCAACGCGAACGCTGGTCAGTTGATCACCACGCAGTACGCGTAACCTTTGGGGTCTGTGTTTGGCGTATCCGGTGGGGACCGGATACCACGACACCGCCTGGCTTCGGCTGGGCGGTGTTTCTTTTTTGACGGTCTGCGCCATGCCATGCGCATCTCACTCTGCGTCATCGCTGGCAACGAAGAGCACCACATTGAACGTATGCTCACCTCGTTCGCTCCGGCGTTCGACGAACTCTCACTTGTCCGCGCCATCGGCTCGCGGAAGGCAGACCGTACGCTGTCCATCGCTCGCGACTGGGCCGAGTCGAACAGGAAAGACTTCGTGTTTAGCGAGCACGTCAACCAGCCGGGAACCGAGGGATGGGATCACGTCGATTCCTTCGCCGCTGCTCGCAACGATTCATTCCGCCAAGCGTCCGGCGAGTGGCTGATCTGGTGCGACTGCGACGACGTGCTTCCCGACGCTGACAAACTGCGGGGCGCAATCGAAAGCGTGTCGGACATGATCACGATGATCCGCTTTCAATACGACGTGCGCGGCACCGGAAAGAAGCTGTATCGCGAGCGCGCCATCCGCCGCGACAAGTTCCACGCCGGCCGGCATTGGCACCACGACGTTCACGAAAACCTGTTGATGCTCGCAGGTGACAAGCACATTGACCTGCCGGATCCGGTGTGGCTGCACGCGCCGTTAGAGGTGAAGCGCGAAAACCGCACGCGCAATCTGCGGATCCTGCGGAACACCGTCCGCGAGTCCGCGTCGCAGTACTTCTACTTGCACCAAGAGCACTATTGCAGCGGCAATCACAAAGCCGCTGAAGAGTTCGGCAAGATCGCGTTGGCCATGCCGAATCTGCAGGACTCGTTTCGGTACGAGGCTCACTTGAACATCGCGCGGGTCTGCAATGATCACCGCGTGGCTATTCAGCACTGCCTTGAGGCGCACGGTGTTTTCCCGTGGTGTCGCGAAGCCTTCGCCGCGCTGATCATGTTGTGCTTTGAGCGCCGCGACGTCACCCGTGCGCACTACTGGGCCGAGCAGATGTTGTTGCGTCCTGAGCCGACCGGGGACGCGCGCCCGTGGACGCACGAAGCCAAGTGGTATGGCTGGGCAGGTATGGACCTTGCCGCCCGTGCAGCGCGATACGCTGGCAATCTGGGCCGCGCCGAGGCGCTGCAGTCAGAATACCACGGGGGCCAGCTGCCGAGGATCAGCCTGATCCACGCCACGCGCGGGCGGACGACTAAAGCCGTGCGCTGCCGCGAAGCGTTCCTGACTGCGGCCGCGTACCCGTCGAAGATTGAGCACATCTTCGCCGTCGACGCCGACGACGCGGAAAGCGTCGAGATGTCGAAGCAATTCCTTAGCGTCGTGTCGTCTGGCCAAAGCTGCGTGTCCGCGTGGAATCTCGGTGCAGCGAAGGCCAACGGCGACCTCATCATCCAGCTGTCGGACGATTGGCTCCCGCCGCTCCATTGGGACGCTAAACTCCTGGCGCTCGTCGAGGGCCGCGATCTGCGCACCGAGGAGGCGGTCATCGCTGTGAACGACGGCTCGCGCAAGGATGCGCTGCTCTGCATGGCGATTATGTCGCGCGCGCGGTACGCGGCACAGGGCTATATGTTCTTCGACGGTTACCAGTCGATGTTCTCGGACAACGAGTTTTCGCACCGCGCATGGAAGGACGGCGTGGTCATCGACGCGCGCGACCGCCTCACCTTCATTCACGCTCACCCAGCCTTCAAGAAAGGCGAGATGGATGCAACGTACGAACACAACAACCGAAAGGACCGATATGAACAGGGACTCGCACTCTTCCGCGCCCGTAATCCAGATGCCTCCTGACGGTTACATCTGGCACGAATCCGGTGCGCTCATGTCGCGCGACCGGACGATCACGGCCAAGTATGATCACGCGTACGTCGCACGGTACGAGAAGTACCCCGAGCAGGCGTCGTCCCGGATCCGCGCTCAACTTGCCGAGGCGATGCAGCCCGACTGGGAAAGCGTCTGTGACGTCGGCTGCGGGACCGGGGCGTTTCTCGCGGAGATGCACCGTCGCAAGCCGACCGCTCAGGTCGCGGGTCACGACGTGTCGGACTACCCGTTGCCTGAATGCGTCGAGCGCGCGCCGGACTGGTTTTTCCGAAATTGGGACGTAGTCACGTTCTTCGACTCGCTGGAGCACTTCCCCGCTCTGGACGACCTGAAGTTCGTCCACGCAAAGACCGTCATCGTCAGCGTGCCGTGGTATCACCCCGAACTAGGAAATGACTGGTTCAACAGCTGGAAGCACAAGCGCCCCGGTGAGCATCTGTGGCACTTCACGCCGGGCAGCCTCGCGGAGATCTTCGGCGCTTTCCGTTATCGTCCGGTCTTCATCGGTTCGCCGGAAGACAACGTGCGCGGGTCAGCGCCATGGGGGAGCAACATCCTGACGATGGTGTTTCAGAGATGATGCTGACGATCCTAACGATCGTGCTGAACGGTCAGCCGTACATTGAGCACCAATTGTCGGTGTTCCGGCGACTAACCGTCCCGTGGAGATGGCACGTCGTCGAGGGCGTCTCGTCGCCCGTAGGCTGCACGGCGTGGTGCAGTCCCGTCGGCGCAACGTGGCACCGGAACTGGCGCAGCATTGACGGCACCAGCGAGGTGCTCGACGGCATCGCAGACCATCGCGTGCGCGTTAGCCGTCCGGCTGGGCCGTGGTCCGGTAAGCTGGCAATGATCACCGAGGCCATGCGCGGCGTAGATCACGGCGTCGTAATGCAGATCGACGCAGACGAGTTCTGGATGCCTGCGCAGCTGGATGACGTGTACCGTCGAATGATCACGGCACCGATAGGCACGGCCGCACAGTTTCGGTGCTTCTGTTTTGTCGGGCCGCGCAAGGCCGTGACCAGTCGGATCGGATTTGCGTCGATGCCTTATGAGTGGGTCCGCGCGTGGAAGGTCGGCCCCGGCGTCCGTTTCGTTTCCCATGAACCGCCCACCCTCAACATCCAAAGGCAGACCGTGCCGCGAGATGTCACGGCAGCGTCGGGACTGGTCTTTCAGCATTACGCGTATGGCACCGCAGAACAGGCGCGATTCAAGGAAGAGTTCTACGGTTACCGTGGGCTAGTCGATGGCTGGAACCGACTGCAGCAGACCAAAGGCGAGGTGCGCCTTGGTGCATATTTTCCATTTCTCAAGGATCAGCCGTGGGTCACGGCAAACGACGTATGATCATTCTTAAATACCACCAGCGACTAGGCGACATCATCCGTTGCCTTCCCATCGCGCGGCATCTCGTCGCGCAGGGCCACCCAGTCGCGATTGAGTGCTTCCCGCAGTATCACTCGCTCTTCGATGCGGTCAGCTATACGGTCCCGCTGGCACCGGGGCACCGCGTCGAGGGCGAGCGTATCAATCTGGAGATCTGGCCTGATCGGTACCACGCCTACCGCGCCAGCCGTCAGACGTGGGAAGACTTCGTGTACACTCTTGATCCGCGCTTTGCCGGCATGGACCGACAGATCATCTTTGACCGGCTCGATCCAGAGCCGATCTGGGGTCAGTACGGCATGACAAAGAGCACCGCGCTGGTGTCGCCGTTTGGATACTCGCAGGCGGTCAAGGTAATGCCTGCGCTCATCTGTCAGCACGCTTTCGAGGCGTACAAGGCACCGTTGCGGGTCGTGGCAGACCCGATGCAAGCCGAGCAGTGCATCGCGCAAGGGTGGAGCGAAAACCTGTTCGTGACAGCCTACAGCATACCCGACCTGATCCGCATTCTCCGCGACGCTCGCGAGGTGATGACGGTCAATTCCGCGCCTGCGCTGATCTGTTCTGCCGTGCGGAAGTCCTTTGACCTGATCGGCTCCGGCATGGCGCAGGACGACGTAACCAGTCCAGCCGCGCGCGTTGTGACATTTGGCGCATAGGTATGGCCGTCCGTGATTTCGACCCTGCGCTGTTGGAAGCCGACTTCTCCGCGATACAGGAGCAAGCAGGCATCACGTTTACGCTGCACGGCGTCGTCATAACTGGCATCTGGAACAACTCGCGCAATATGTTCCAGGACTTCGAGGACCAACGCCGCGACGAGGGGCGGTACACTGTGTTTTTCCTCGCGTCTCAGGTCGTGACTGCGCCGCAACTGACTACGACTGTCGTGCGCGCGGGCGTAACGTACTTCATCGAATCTATGGAGTTCGACGCTGAGGGCAGTGGAGTTTCCATCGACGTGAAAAAGTCGATATGATCCAGATCGAAGCACGCACTAAGGAGCTAGAGGCTGCGCTTGCACGGCTCGCCAGCGCGGCACGGGTGGACTATGGGCTAGTGGTGAAGGAGGAGGCTAAATACGTCCTTCAGCACATCATGAAGTTTACCCGTCCTCGCGACAGGCAGGAGGGAAAAATGAACATCAAGGCCGACCTTAGCAGGCTGTTTGTCCCGCTGGATTTCGACTACTTCAACAGCCGCGCGACGACTGGCGGATTCTACAAGTCCATCGCCGGTTACATCCGCAAGCGCCAGACCGGAAAGCTCAACGAACTCTTCCAGAATCCGAACCTTCAAAGCCTGGGCTGGCTGCATCAAAAGACGATGCTCGCATCGTATCAGGAAGTGGCCGCCACGCATCGCAAGTACCGCGATAAGTGGGGCCGCATCAGGCACGGCGGGAGACCGTACGCGACTTACCGCAAAGACCTCAACCGTCTCGGCGGATCGAGGGAGAAAGAAGGTCTCTTGTCCCGCGTCGGCTGGCATCTTGCCGGATGGATTCCCGCCGCAAAAGCGACGAACGCGAAGTACAAGAAGTTTGCCGAGAAGTTGGCGAACAAAGCGGGTATCGTGAATTTTAGCTTCAACAACAACCCCTTTATCATCGCGCGAAATCTGAACGTGAAGATCCCGCGATATCAACAGAACGTCGTCAGCCCCGCGCTGGCTGGTCGAATCGCGATTACGGAAATGAAGCTCAAGCGCGTTCTCGCCGGACACGCGGTTAACTTGGGCTTCGTCCGCGTTAAGGGCAACCGCGCTGTTCCGGCTGCAACGCCGCCGACTCCCACCGCATGAGCACCCGTACCCTAATCCGCAACGCCATTGCCGCCCGTCTGACCGCAGGCGGCGCAGTCGTGGTCACGGCTAACCTGCTCCGAGGCCGGAACAACACGCTCGCATCGACCTCGTTTCCCGCCGCCGCAGTGTATGCCGTGGATGAGCAGGTCGAGGTGCGCACACTCTCGCCGTCCAATCGTACCCAGTACCGCCAGCTGTCGGTCTGTGTGGACTACTTCACCGCGCAGACGTCAACCACGCTCATCGACGACCTGTTTGATACCGGATCCGCCGCCGTCGAAGCGGCCGTGCTAGCGGATGTCACGCTCGGTGGGGTCTGTGCTGATCTGCATCTGACATCTGTCCAGTATGTAGTGGAGGACGACGAAGACCGACGCTGGGGAACCGCCCGCCACGTCTTCAACTGCATTTACTTAACCCAAGACTAACACCATGGCTAACCATCTGGGCCGCGAAGGCACCGTCCGCATCTCCTCGACCACGATCGGAGAACTGCGCAACTACTCACTCAGTCACTCGTCGGACACCGTCGAGGACTCGATTCTCGGGGACATCTACCGAACCCGCAAGGCCACTATGCGCAGCTGGTCCGTGTCGGGCGACGTCTACTGGGACGAGGTGGACGCTGGGCAGATCGCCCTTACCATCGGCTCGACCGTCACGGTCAACCTGTACCCCGAAGGCGCAGCCTCGACCGCGGTTTACTACCAAGGCTCCGGCATCGTTTCAAAGTTCGACATCTCTGCTTCGTTCGACGGCATGGTTGAAGGCTCGATCTCGATCGAGGGCAACGGCACGCTGGCTTCGCTCACCGTCTAATGGACGCCATCGACCTCGTCCGCGAGCACTTCTCCGCGCTCGGCACCCGTACCATCGAGGTGCCTGAGTGGAAGCTGACCGTCCACGCTACGCCCGTTACCCTGGCCGAGAAGAATCGGCTCTACCGGAAGGCCAAGGAAAACGACATGGAGTTACTCGTCGATGTCCTGATCCTCAAGGCGACGGACAAGGACGGAAAAAAGCTGTTCGATCCGGATCACCGCGTGGTTTTGCTGAACAAAGCAGACAGCAACGTGATTGCGCGCGTGGCCAACTTCATTCTGTCGGAGGCTGCGCCGTCAGTTGAAGAGCTAAAAAACTAACGCACGGTGGGGAGGGAGCCGACCTCCTCGCCATTTATGCGCTCGCGGAAAAGCTCGGCAAATTCGCTCACGAGGTGCTCGCCATGCCAGCGCAGGAACTGTCCGGCTGGCTCGCGTACTACCACCACCAGGCGCAAGTAAACAAGTCCCATGGCTGAAGCCTCATTCACAATCCGGGCAATCGACGCCACGCGGCAGGCGTTTGGCGAGATTCAGAACTCGCTGGCAAAGCTGAAGAGTTCCAGCGCGACGGCTGCCGCCTTCATGAAGAAGGTATTCGACCCGCGCGCGCTCGGCACTGGCTTGGCCGCTGCGTTCGGTATTTCGCTAGTCGGCGCGATTGACGCCGCTGTTGATGCGCTTGGGCGAATGATGACGCGGATGCGCGACATGAAGCGCATTGAGATGGAGACAGCATCGGAGGTTGCAAAGATCTACCGAGAAGCCGAACGCAAGCTGATGGGGCCGGAACAACTGCTCAATGAGTTGACAGCGGACCGTAAGAAGATGGAGCAGGAAATTGCCGCGCTCCGCGAGAAAACAGCCTCAACGGTTGTTGAGTTTAGGACTCCAACCCTCGGCATGGGCGCAATGGGCGCTGGAGTTGGAACGGCAAAGGTCATGGAGGAGATTCGAAAGGGTGACCGCGAGGACATGGATTTGCTGGGAGAGAGGGAGCGCGCGCTTGCGGCTCTCAATGTTCAGATCAAGGAAATCCGCCGCACAATTGAGGAATCCAGATCAGCCGAAACCATCACCGCCGAAACCGAGCGCATCAAGGCGCAGGCTCAAGCCTACGGCGAATTGGAGCGTAAGGCTCAGGCGTCATTCGATGCACTCATCGCGGGTCAGCGCAGAGCCAACGACGAGGCCGAGCGGCAGCGTGAACTTGCCAACCGCACCAAGGCTCAACTTGAAGAGACCGCCTCCGCGCAACTCGATCTGCTCGACCCAACGCGGCAATACAAGCGCGAGCTAGAACTCGTCAAGAAGTTGGAACTTGAGATGCTCTTGACCGCCGATCAGGCAGCGCAGCGCCGCGCGCAGATTAACGCAGAGATGGCCGCCGCTGCTGGCAACATCGTCGAGCAGCAAGCAGAGGCCGTCACCGAGATGACGCGGATGCGCGACCTTGCGCAGGACGTGGGCGACACCATCGCAGGTGGCTTTGAGGACGCAATTTTCAGCGGCGAAAAGCTGTCCGAGGTACTGAAGCGCCTCGCCCTCGATCTCATGCGCCTGCTCTTCCAGCGCATGGTCACGCAGCAGCTGGCAGCTGGCATCACGACGATGCTGGGCTTTCCTGCTCTGCCCGGACGCGCCAACGGCGGATCCGTGAACGCCAACTCCGCTTACATGGTGGGCGAGCGCGGCCCCGAACTGTTCGTTCCCGGCACGTCCGGCGCGATCATCCCGAACAACCGCGTTGGATCCGGTGGCGGTGGCGGTGGACCGACCGTGAACATCTCGTACAACATCCAGTCGGGAGTTTCCCGCGCTGAACTGCAGCCAATTCTTGAGCAGGAACGTAAACGCCTGCGCGCCGAGATCCCGGACATGGTGCGCCGTGGTGGATCCTATCGCGCAGCCTTCGCCTAAGTCATGCCGATCACATACCCGCTAACCCCGCCGTCGCCGTTCCGCGTGGCGAAGATCTCCTTCACCGGGATGTCTGCATCCTCGCGCAACGTCTCGCCGTTCACGCTCCAGACGCAGCAGTACAACTGGCCCGGTCAGGGCTGGATGGCGTCGGTCGAGTGTCCGCCGATGGTCCGCGCCGATGCAGAACAGGTCATTGCGTTTCTGCTCGCGGCACAGCGCGGCACGTTTTATTTCCGCGACTACTCCAACAGCGCACCGCGCGGCAACGTCAGCGGCACGCTGACCGTATCCAGCGCAACGGCGAACGGTGTCACGCTCGGCATCTCTGGCGCGACTGGCACGTTTGCGGTGGGCGACTGGCTGCAGATCGGCACGTCGCTCTACAAGGTGATTCAAGTCGATTCCTCGTCGAGCGTGGACGTCTTCCCGGCGCTGCGCGCAAGCTACACGGCTGGGACGTCCATCGTCTACAACTCACCGCGTGGCGTGTTCCGCCTCGCCTCGCCGCAGACCGAGTGGAGCATCGAACTCGCTGGCATCTACGGCGTCGCGTTCACCATCTCCGAGGAGATCCCGCAATGAGCATCACCGCAGCAGGCCGCACGATGTCGGCTGGCATGGTGGCTGAGGTCACCACGGCGCAACTGTCGCCCATTCTTATGGTCGATATGGCGTTCTCTACGCCCGTCTACCTCTGGACTGGGTACGGCACGTTGACGTACGCAGGCAAAGGCTACCTTGGTCTGGGCGACCTTGGCAGCGTTGCGCCGATCGAGGAGACGACGGACCTCTCCGCGCGCGGCGTGGTCTTCCAGTTGTCCGGCGTGCCGACCGCTTACGTCTCGCTCGCGTTAAGCGAGGACTACCAAGGCCGCGCGTGCTCGATCATGCTCGGCGCACTCTCGCCCACGGCTGGTTTGATCGCGTCACCGATCACCGTCTTCGTCGGCAAGATGGACGTCATGACGCTGACCGACGACGGGCAGAACGCGCAGATCGGAATGAGTGCAGAGTCGCGGCTCGTCGACTTCCGCCGCGTGCGTGAAGTGCGATACACTCACGAGGAACAGGAGGCCATTGACCCGACGGACAAGGGGCTAGAGTTCGTCAACGGCATTCAAGAAAAGACGATTTATTGGGGCAACCAGAACGCCACAGCGCCAGGCCGTTTCAACGGCGGCAACGACGCGCCCGACACGGACCGCAACAATCAAGATCCGCTCATCTAATGCGCTTCCCTAACTGGCCCGACCTGCTCGCTGGCTTCATCGAGGCGCGCCGCTCGCGTCCTTTCGAGTGGGGCGCGAATGACTGCTGCTTGTTCGCTGCTGACTGGGTCGCGCTGGCGACGGGCAAGGATCCGGCGGCCGATCTGCGCGGGACGTACTCGACCGCACTCAGCGCGCAACGCATCGTCGCTGACGCTGGAGGGCTGGCGCAACTGGTCGAGGCCGCGCTGCACCGTCATGGATTCTCTCCCGTCGTCGCAACGCTGGCGGCTCGCGGTGATCTGATCGTTCGCGACTCAGGCCAAGGCGACTGCGTGGGCGTGGTTCTGGGCGCGCAGTCTGCATTCGTCGCCGCTGAAGGTTTGGCGTTTGCGGCTACTTATGAGCAGACCGACTCCCGGTTCTGGAAGATTTAAGCCATGCCGACTTTCCTAGCCACACTCGTCGCTTACGCTGCGTACTATGTCGCGTCTGCGACGTTCGTTTCGTATACGGCGGCCGTATTCATCATCAAGACTATCGCGGTCGTCGGCGCGTCGATGGCGGCCTCCAAGCTGCTGCGCCCGAAGATGCCGAGTTTCGCTGACTCGCTCGGCTCGCGTGATCAGATGGTGCGTTCTCCGATCTCTGCGCGGCAAATCATTTATGGCCGCGTCAAGGTGTCCGGCACCATCGTTTACCTTCAAGAGAGCGGAGCTAGGAACGAGTACCTCAACATCGTCTTGGCCGTCGCTGGTCACGAAGTGGAGGAGATTGGCGACGTCTACTTTAACGAGGAGTTGGTCTTGACCGGACCGGGCAGCAGCGCGACGGGCAAATACGCTGGGTATGCCGAGATCTACAAGAAGTACGGCGTTCCGGGGCAGACCGCATTTGCGCCGCTCGTCACCGAGACAGCGACAGCGACTGTCGGCAAGTGGACCGACGATCACAAGCTCACGGGCATTGCGTGCGTGTACGTTCGGCTGAAGTGGAGTCAGGAGATCTTCACCGGAGGCATTCCGAACATCTCTTTTATCGTCAAGGGCAAGAAGGTGCTAGATACCCGCACCAGCGTGACCGCGTACAGCAACAACCCTGCGCTGTGTCTGCGCGATTACCTCACGTCGTCGCTGGGCCTTCAGATGGACCCGAGCGAGATCGACGTGACGGCCTGCAATGTCGCCGCGAACGAGTGCGACGAACAGGTGCAGAAACTCCCGCTCAGCCCGTCCACGTTTGAGAACAGGTACGAAGCGAACGGCGCAATCTCGACGAGCGAGAATCCCGAGGCCGCGATTGGCAAGCTACTCGGCGCGATGGGCGGTCTCTGCGCGTACTCGGGTGGTCAGGTTGTCATGTACGCCGGGACCTATCAGATCCCGACGGTCAGCCTAAACGAGAAACACTTTGCAGGTCCGGTTTCGCTCGCAACCAAGATCTCCGCGCGCGACCGCGTCAACACGGTCAAGGGCGTGTACGTCTCCGAGCTCAACCAGTGGCAGCCGTCCGACTTCCCGCTCATCACCTCAACGACGTTCGTCACCGAGGACAACGGAACGAGGTTCACGCGCGACGTCGCGTTGTCGTTTACGACGTCGTCATCCATGGCGCAGCGTCTCGCCGTCATCGAACTGCGCCGCGCCCGTCAGGAGATCACGATGACTGCTCGCTTCCGTCTGGAAGCAATGCAGATCCGCGCAGGCGAGACGGTCAAGATCACGAACGCCAAGTTCGGCTGGGTTGATAAGGTCTTCGAAGTAATGGAGTGGAAGTTCGCCAGCGACGGCAGCCCGCCGCAACTCGCGGTTGACATGACCTTGCGCGAGATTGACTCGACGGTGTACAGCTGGTCAGTTGGCGACGAGATCGCAGTCACCGCCGCCCCGAACACGAACCTGCCAGACCCGTTCAGCGTCACCGCGCCGACGAATCTTTTCCTCGTCGCAGACGGCACGACTCAACTCTACCAAGGCGACGGCACCGCGTTGCCGCGCATCCGTGTTTCGTGGTCCGCGCCGAATGAAGAGTTCGTGCGCGCAGGCGGGTACGTCGGCATCGAGTGGAAGAACACCACGGCCACGACGTACCTTGAATGGGCGCGCGTACCGGGAGACCAAACAACCGAGTTCATTGACGGCGTGATCATCGACGAGGCGTACAACGTGCGCATCTACGCGGAGTCGTACTTCGGCGTGTCGTCAACGTACGTCGTCGGCAGCGTCACGGTATTCCAAGACACCGTTGCACCGTCGATTCCTACTGGCTTGACCGCAACGCTCGGCACGGGCCGCGCGATCTCGCTCGACTGGAACGACAACACCGAGCCGGATTTCAGCGAGTACGGCATCTATCGCAACACGACGGGCGAGACACCCGCAGACGGAAACGCGATTTACTCTTGGGGGCTAAATAACTTTGGCCAATTAGGACTTGGCGACACAACCGCGCGCTCAACTGCTACGGCGCTTCCCGGAAATGTCCTGTGGACTAAGATTGACCTCGGCAGTCAACACGGAGGGGCGATCCGCGCTGATGGCTCGCTTTGGATGTGGGGCAGAAATCATCTAGGGCAGCTGGGCCTTAGCGACATAACCAATCGCTCTTCGCCTGTTCAGGTCGGCGCGCTGACCGATTGGCTAGACATCTCCTGTGGCGTCTACCACACCATTGCGCTCAAGACTAACGGAACGCTGTGGTCATGGGGCAGCGGAACCTTTGGCGAGACGGGGCAAAACGGGACCGCTAACACGTCGTCGCCCGTGCAGGTCGGGGCGCTGACGAACTGGGCCAAGATTTCAACGAATACTTATTTCTGCCACGCGATCAAGACGGACGGTACGCTGTGGGCGTGGGGGCAGAACACTAACGGACGGCTGGGCGACGGCACCACAACTAACCGCTCATCGCCCGTGCAGATCGGCGCGCTCACAGACTGGGCCGAAATCTCCTCGGGCGGTCAGGCCGCGATTGGTCGAAAGACTGACGGGACTGCTTGGGTCTGGGGCACCAACAGCAACGGGGCGCTCGGGCTTGGCGACACGGTCAGTCGCTCGTCCCCCGTGCAACTCGGGACGTCCACTAGCTGGGCCGTGGTCGCGGCTGGTCAGCAGCACATGGCCGCGATTCGCACGGACGGTACGCTGTTTGCGTGGGGGCTTAATCAGGTCGGGCAGGTTGGCGACGGCACGGCCTCCAACAAGTCATCGCCCGTGCAGATTGGGCTTACGACGTGGAACACGGTGAGAGCGTTCGGGTTCAACACGATTGCGCTCCGGTCGAATGGTTCGCTCTGGACGTGGGGCTGGAATCGCGACGGTCAGTTAGGCCAAGGCAACACGACGGACCGTTCCTCTCCCGTGCAGGTCGGGACGCTTACGTCTTGGATCGACATTGCGGCTGGCAGCTACAATTCCGGGGCGCTGCTTCCCAACGCCTCATCTTCTGCGGCGATGAAGATTGCCGAGACCCGCGCGTCTCGCTTCGTCGACACCGAGGTGCTTCCGGGTATCACCTACTACTACTGGGTCAACGCTTACGACCGCCTCGAAAACGTCTCGGGCTTCTCAAACCGCGCCGACGCTAACCCGTCATCCGTGACCGCTGGTGGCGTGGACAACACACCGCCAGCCAATCCGTCGCCGCTAACGAGCATCACGTCTTCGCTCTACATCGCCTCGGACGGCGGCGCGCGTGCGCTCGTTGTCGTGACCGTGCCTGCTCTGCCTGCGCGTGGGACGATGCAGAATGTTCTGTACCGCCGCCAGAACACGTCGGGCAGCTACGAGATCGCAGCACAGATCAGCAACACCGTGCCCGTGTCTGCGGTCATCGACGACCTCACGCCCGGCATCACCTACGACATCGCGTCGCAGGCCTGGTCATTCTCCAACATCCCGAGCGCGGTCGTGACTGCGACGTTTTCGCCATTCGTGGCTACGCAGACGCCAGCGCCTGCTGCGCCGACGGGTGGAGCGTTGAGTAACCAAGGGCTACAGCCGCGTTACGCGCCCGGCACTGAGGTCTTCAATTTCTGCACGCGCGTCAGTTGGTCCCCGAATACGGAAAAGGATTTCTCTTACTACGAGGCGAAGGCGACCACGACCAACAGCGACGGAGCGACGGACTACAGCTGGTACCCGATGGATGGTAGCATCAGTAGTCTAGTGCAGACCAACGCAACGACGATCTTCCTCTACAACACATTCCTCAACGCAGGACACGTCCGCATCCGCGCGGTCAACCGTACCGAGTCCGCGTCGGCGTGGGTCTACA